CTGTCCGAATTGTACTGATATGATATACTTTAATCTGACTAGTACTCTGGTTTGTCTCTCATACCCACCAGCCTGAGTACTAGTCTTTTTTTATGGTATAATCACATTATGAATCTTTGTTCACCTGAGATATTTGGAGCAGATCCTGCTCGAATCAAATGGAATATAGTTAGAGGAGATACCTCTCCGCTTCGTATTGAATTTTTAGAAGATGATGAAGTAACATATTTTGATACCTCTGATTGGACCTTTGAGGCTACTACTTATGATCCTCAGTCTGACACTCTTGATTCCCTGGAAGTTACGGCAGGAGAGGGATATGTAGATATTATGGCTCCAGCCTGTATTACTAAATACTGGGGTACTGGATTTAAGTCAGTTGTAACAGAATTAACATTTGACCTTCAAGTAACTATTGATGGAGAAACAATTTGGACACCTTTGATTGGAACCATCTCTGTAATTGGAGATATTACAGGTAGCCTATAATGGCGGTAGTTAAAGTTACAACTCCAAGACCTGAGTTGCCACCAGTAATTAGAATCAAGAATAAAATATTCAAAATAAATAAGTGATATAATTTAGGCATGACTTTACACGCCCACACAACACTTAGCAATACAACTGCTACTCGTTTATCTCCAAACGGAGTACACTCTGGAATGGATATTACAATTCAAAACATACACGAATCTGCTTACGTATACGTCGGCGGAGAAGATGTCTCTGCCTCTGTTTATGGATATCGCATTGCTCCAGGCGCAGCATTTTCTATTGAACTACCTGGACAAGATGCGCTTTATGCAATTTCAAATGTTAACAGTTCAAAGGTTGCAATTCTACAGACTGGTTTAGAGACAGGTAACTAATGGCACGGTTTTCTACAACAGGTGGTAGCGGAGAAGGTACACCAGGTGCCCCAGGAGCAGATGGCGCAGACGGCGCAGATGGAGCGGATGCTCTTTGGAATTTTACTGGTGAATGGGTAAACGGAATTGACTATGCTGCTGGATCTGTAGTTGAATTTCAAGGATCTACCTACTATCATCCTACTGGCCAATTTTCATCATACGCTCCACCAACAAATGGGTGGCTTTTAGTATCTGCTAAAGGTGCAGACGGATCAGATGGTGCCGATGGTTCTGACGGTACGAATGGAACAGATTTTGGAATTTATTATTTAGGAAACTATAATGCATCAAGTGGATATGTAACAGACATTGCAGTAGTAAGAGGATCAGATGGACAACTATATCTTGCTAAAGCAAGCGGACAACTTGAGGATCCAGTTGGTAACTCTATAGAATGGGAAGTTTGGATTCCAAAGGGTGCAGATGGCTCAGCAGCAGACACTGGACAAATTACATTTAACGGTGTATATATTATGGGTGCTGGTACAGGATCTGGTGACGGTGCTGGTAATGGAACTATTAAATTACTGCCAGATGTGGCTTTAGTACAAAATCAATATCATGAAGATCAGTATTTAATAATTGATCCAACATCACCAAACCATATTCATATTCGTGCAGGAGGAGTTCAAGATGCTTCTACTGCAGATCTGTTTATTGGAGCAGAAAGAACTGGAGTACAGGTAAGTGATGGCTCTGGTAATGTAATTATTAGATCAAAAAATCCAGATCGAGTAGACATTTACGCAAACTCTAATCAGGCAAGCAACACGGAATTCATGGTTGCAACAGGTGCAAATATTCTTGTTGGTGACACTGTTCATTTGTACACAGGAGGAGATAATTTTGTAGTAACGGCAGTTACACAAGAATATCCTTACGCAGGTTTAATGACAGTTGTTGCTGACGGTCTATCTTTTGTAACTGGAGAATCTTATACATTCTCTAGAAATATGGGTGAGGATAGATGGATGTTCCAACCTAATGGAGTTACATTCCCTGACAATACCGTTCAGACTACTGCTTTTGTAGGGGGAGCAACAGGAACATTTGAAACTCCAGATAGTAAATTAGTTACAGTTACTAATGGAATCATTACATCTATAGACCCACTGACTTAATACCGTGAGATAATAGCGATATGGCTGCTTCTAAATCTATGGACTTTCCAGGTGCAAAAAAATCTTCCTATGCTGCACAAGTAGAGCAAAGTCAAGCATCCCCATACCAAGAAAATACATTATCATTTCTTCCAGTTCCTGGACCAACGGGACCACAAGGACCAGCAGGCAAAAACGGTATAGATGGAAAAGAAGGACCTCAAGGACCAGAAGGAAAACCAGGTCCCAAAGGATCTGCAGGACCAAATGGAAAAGATGGGATAAGTTCTTTATCGTCTTCAGGTCAGCAAGCGGGATGGGCTTCATATACAAACGATATTACAAAACCAACCAAACTTGGTATATCTCAAGGAGATGATGGATGGGTCACTCTTTTATTAGATACAAAAGATAAAATCCAGAATGAAACATATCTACCTAAAGGCTGTACCAGTCTTTGGAATAGCCATCAAAGAGCCCTAAACTTCCACGGGATAAAGCAAGGCTCCCAAGTATTCATAACATACAACTTTGAGTTAACTACCTATACCTCTAATACTGAGGTTTGGCTAAGAACCTACTTTGCAAGCAAAGATAAAGAGTTTGTGCAGTTAGTAGGATCTTTTAAATATCAGAATGTTTACAATCTTTCTATAACCCAGCAGATTTTTATAGAAGATCAGGCTATGTGGGGTAATGGGGCTGTACCACAGATTAGAACAGACTTTGACGCTTCCGTAATTTTCAATTCTGTATATGTCAGCGTGGTATAATAAAACTATGGCATTTCCAGGAGAACTAAATATAAATTATTATAAGGGTGATACCCACGAGTTTAAGGTATACCCTCAAAAGACTGATGGATCTATTTTTCAATTAGATGACTATAGTAATGCAAGGTTTAAAATTGCAGAAGTAAGAGGAGCAGCAGGACTTGCAGATCAAATTACTGGAAGTGCAATAATCTCAACAGATGGAACATATATTACTTGCGCTATCACTCCAGCAAATGGAGCACTTATGGACCCAGACATAACATATGTTTATGATATTCAAATTTATGCTGCAGGAGCAGGAACTTATGATAAAGTCTTTACACTTTTAACTGGCTCTATATCTGTAACAGATGACGTAACCCAGGGTACTGGAAGTTAATGACAAACATATTTGTATCTTCTGATGACGTTAAAGTAATTGGTGGTACAGCCAATGTTAATGTAGAAGTTGATTTTGGACCACAAGGAGATAGAGGTGGAATTTTTCTTGTAGGAAACGGACATCCAAATACAGTATCACATTCTGTTACATTGCAACTACTTGACCTTTATATAAATGTTCAGGCAACAGATGATGATTATATGGGTCTTTATCAATACGTAAATGTTTCTGGTGTTAACACTTGGGTTTTAACTGGACCATTAATAAAAGATAAATTTAGCGTTATAAGAAATGTTGCTTTTACAGATGGCCAGACCACAAGCGAGGTAGATTTTAGAGTATCTAATATTGCACCACAAAGTCTTGTTGGTGGTCTAACAGCAGAAGACTTTAATGTTCAGTGTACATTTTCTGACCCAGGAAATCCTATTGCACACTCTATTACAATCAAGCCTTTAGAATTTGAATCAGGAACTGGAGATTTAATGCTTCCAGTTGATATAAATGCCGTTGAATTTTCAGGAGGAAGTTGGGTTAATCTAAATAGAACAGTTTCTATTCATTTCCTAATTACGGTGGTATAATCTAAGATGGTGATATGTAATGGCTGCTGAATATATTGATAATACGGAAATTGGTTCTGGTATATACCCAACCAAGATACCTGGCTATGAAGATGCAGCCGACATTCAAGCGGCCTTAAGGCTTTACCACTATGGATCAACAACAATTCCTACAGAAAACACTCTCGGAACAGCAAGTGGAATTAACACAAAATCAATAGCAGGACATTTTAAAGCCATAGATAACACCATTCAAACACTTGCAACAACCGCCTATGTTACAAACGCAATTGCTGGAGTTACAGACGAGTATGCTCAACTTGCTGGAACAGGAATTGATTGGAATGCAGGGGCAAACAGGTTCGACCTTGACTATTTGTCAACAGTTATTGAAAAAACATCTAATTTTACTTTAGAAGCATCTAATGTTGGAAATACAATTCTTTTATCTACTTCTTCAACAATTGCCCTTACAGTCCCAGCAAATTCTGCCATTGCTTTGCCAATTGGTTATAAGGTTGATTTAATTGAAGTCGGTTCAGGAAGAACGACATTTACTCCAGGATCTGGCGTAACAATAAATAGCAAAAATGCACAAATGTATATTGACTCACAATATGGCAAAGCAACACTTTTAAAGATTGCAGAAAATTCTTGGATTGCGTATGGAGATATATATGAAGGTGCTTCTACACCAACACCAACTCCCACTCCAGTAGCACCTACTCCAGTAGCACCTACTCCTGTAGCGCCTGTCCCTGTAGCACCTACGCCAGTAGCACCTACGCCAGTAGCGCCTACGCCTGTAGCGCCTGTCCCTGTAGCACCTACACCTGTAGCACCTACACCTGTAGCACCTACACCTGTAGCACCTACACCTGTAGCACCTACACCTGTAGCACCTGCTCCTGTAGCACCTGCTTTTGCAATAACAAGTACTTCCTCAACAACAAGTTCTGTAACATACTCTTGGGCTAACGCCCCAGCAGGAACTGTAAATTATAGTATTTTCTATGTTTATGATGATGATACTCAATCTTCTGTAACTACTACATCATCATCATCTGCTACATTTAGTGGTCTTTCTTCAAGCACAACTTATGGAGTTTATGTTTCAGCAAGAAACTCAGATGGCACAACCTTGGCAAGCGCTTCTGCATCTATTACAACTCTTTCACCAACACCTACTCCTGTAGCACCTACTCCTGTAGCGCCTGTCCCTGTAGCACCTACTCCAGTAGCACCTACTCCAGTAGCACCTACTCCAGTAGCACCTACTCCAGTAGCACCTACTCCAGTAGCGCCTGTCCCTGTAGCACCTACTCCAGTAGCACCTACACCTGTAGCACCTACTCCTACAGCAAATTGTGGACCATACCCATCAGGATATGCTCCAGGAGAGTGCATATGTGTAGGATCAATGTGGACTTGTTTTTAGTTGATAACTTGTGCTATAATTAATAAAAATAGGAGGCATTATGTCAGAAGTTAGATTTGCAATTGTAGTTGATGGAGAAGTCGCGGGTACATTTAGTTTAGATTCAAATAGTACAGATTCTACAGCCACTGGACTGATTGCAGCATTAAAATCAGATCCAAAAATTATTGAAGATGAAACAAACTCTGTAAAAAGAGGCTGGACCCATAATGGAACAAGTTTTGTAGAATAAGATAACTAAAAATGTCAGAAGTTCTTAGTCCTTGGCAGCAATGGAAAAAAAATCTTGGAGAAGCCAGGCCTTGGGATATAGCAAACCCTAATACAGAATGGGCAGATGAAGAAAAAGCAGAAGATAGATTTTCTATTTGCAAAGCATGTCCAGAATTGATTAAACTAACTACGCAGTGTAAAAAGTGTGGGTGTTTTATGAAAGTAAAAACAAAATTAGATTTGGCAACATGCCCTATAGGAAAATGGTAGACAATGAACAAAGAAGAAATAGCACCAGGAATAGTTGTTTATAGTAATGTAATACCAAATTCAGAAAACTTATATAAAGAAATTGAAGAAGGCATCAATTCTGCAAAAATAGAATGGCAGGGTGCATCTGTAAAAGAAGCAGATAATGTTAGGATTAACAACGAAACAAGAAACACCTTAACAATAGGGATACCATATTTAGCGAAAATAGACAAAGAATTATCAACAAACTTTGTTGAAGAGTTTAACAAAAATTTAAATAATTTATTTTTTGAACATTTTGATTTAATTGAAAAAGACTATTTATCTTTTTATGGAATAAACTCAAATTGGCACGATCAATATGGAATTTTAAAATATGGTAAAGGACAGTTTTTTACTAATCATATAGATGATCACCCAGACTATCATAGAAGAGTTTCTACTTTATATTACATGAACGATGACTATGTTGGTGGAGAAATAAACTTTCCTAGATTTAATTTAAGCATAAAGCCAATGTCAAATCAAATGATTATATTTCCTTCAACATATGTTTATAATCACTCAGTATCTCCAGTAATTGAAGGAGAAAGATACGCAGTAGTTAGTTGGATGCGATGAAAGAGCCACAATTAATAAATAGTTTATTAAATGCTGAAGATTATACAAGACTGCTTGAGTCTTTAGACAATCCTAAAAGTTTTGGTTTTGATCCTGGATTTAGTAGGTACTGCATTGGAGACTTTGATCTTCCAATTCTTGGTGAATTAGCAGATAAACTAGTAGACACTGCAAGACAAGTATTTGATAGTGAATCTTTAATGCCAACATATACCCTATTTGCACATTATGAAGGACAAAACCCTACCCCAAGTCTTTACAAACATAAAGATGACAATGCATGCACATATACTCTTGATATGTGTGTTTATCAGAATAATCCGTGGGATTTGTGGGTAGAAGACAAAAACTATTGTCTTTATCCTAACCAGGCATTGGCATACTACGGCAATGATCAATTACATTGGCGTGAAGAATTTCCTAACCCAGAGACGAATCATGTTGCTATGATTTTCTTTCATTTTGCAGAGCCAGATCATTGGTGGTTTACCAAGGGCGCAGAATATCTTCAGGTAGTCAGAGGGCAAATTACAGAAGAGCAGTGGGGGCTCAATTATGGCAACAAATAAGATATTTTTCCAACACTGGAATCCTTGCGGATTAATAAATCAGGTAATGAGTCTAGAGTTAGCAGTGGGTCTCTCACATGAAACAAATGCAACTGTTGTAGTTCATAATGCAAGCAACAAGGGTGATCATTTATTTGATTTTAGGGCTGTTCCAATTCACACTCCTTCTAGATTTCATAACAATCAAAGAGAAGGATTTACAAATCCAGATCAGTTTCCACACCTATTAGAATTATTAGACTTTGATTCAAACTTAATTGTAATTGATCAAAAAATAGACAACTTTAAGCAGGAAGAAGTGGTTATAGAGGACATATTAAATAACTACTACTACAGCAATAGCACAAAAATAACAGAAAATGAGTTAGCATTTGCTGAGGGCAGACAAAGATTGCCACTAGATAGACCAATACATCTAAAAGGAACATTGGGCTGGTACTCAAGATTTTTCTATAACAGAAGCCCTGAACTAGATAAGGTATTGTCCTCAGTTAGGTTTAAGAAAGAATACACAGACCTGGCTAAGAAGATATCTAACTCTTTAGGCACATTTCAAGGTATGCATTTAAGACTAACTGACCATGTGCACATGTTTGAAACCACTCAAGAAATGTTTGAGTCTTGGATCAGTAACTTTGAGCAAAACAACTTGCCAATAGTTTTGTCAACAGATGAACCAGGTCATAAAATGGTTGAAGACAATAAGCATAGATTTATGCTATTAGATGAATACATTGTTAACAACTTTGCAGAAGACTTTAAGTCCTTACAATTTCAGGATGAAGTAGTTTTTGGTTTAATCTGTAATTTAGTTATGCATGATTCAGAAACTTTTGTTGGCACATCAGGAAGCACCTATACTGCATACATCCATAGAAATAGAAATCAAACTCGTAATGAAACTTGGGATTTCTTTGATAATCCAGAAACAACAGAAGGCCATCCATACTCTTGGAATGGTCATCCACTAAACCCTGGCAGAAAAATGTGGTGGAGAGAATGGAAGGAGTCAAGATTATCATGAAGACAGCATTAGTCTTAGGAGCAGGTGGTTTTATTGGAAGCCATATGGTAAAGCGTTTAAAGTCTGAAGGATACTGGGTTCGTGGAGTAGACCTAAAACATCCAGACTTTTCTGAAACACAAGCAGATGAATTTATTGAAAGAGATCTGTCAGTATACGACAACATGGAAAAGGTTGTTCAGTTTAAGGGTTATGCTGGTAATTTTTATTCAGAGATACCATATAAATTAATTACATCATTTGACGAAATATATCAGTTTGCTGCAGACATGGGTGGTGCTGGATATATTTTTACTGGAGATAACGATTCCCAGATTATGGAAAACTCAGCATTAATTAATTTAAACTTACTTAGAGCACAATCAAGACTAAACAAAAAATACGAGATTAACAAGACCAAGATATTCTACTCAAGTTCAGCATGTATGTATCCCGATTACAAACAACTAGAAACCAATAATCCTGGACTCAAAGAATCAGATGCGTACCCTGCAGATCCCGATAGCGAATATGGTTGGGAAAAACTGTTTAGCGAAAGACTATTTCTAGCATTTAACAAGAACAACAAGATACCAGTTGCAATAGCAAGATATCATAACATCTTTGGGCCAGAAGGAACATGGGATGGTGGTAAAGAAAAAGCACCTGCAGCAATGTGTAGAAAAGTTATTCAGGCAACAGATTCTATAGAAATTTGGGGCGACGGTGAACAAACTCGTTCATTCTTGTTTATTGATGAATGCATAGATGCAACCAAAAAACTTATGGAATCAGACTTTACGGGACCAATCAATATTGGCTCTGAAGAAATGGTAACAATAAACCAGTTAGTAGACACAGCCTGCTCTATTGAAGGAAAGTCTTTAAAGAAAAATCATATTTCAGGACCATTGGGTGTTCGTGGAAGAAACTCAAACAATGATTTAATCAGAGAAAAACTACAGTGGGACTATTCTCTGCCATTGCAAAACGGTATAGAAAAAACCTACAATTGGATTAAAAGTCAAATAAATGGATAAGGCTGAAGTTGTAAGAGAAGTTTTTTTGCAAGATGGCATTGGAGCACAACTATGGAGAAAACTATTCTGCATGTCTTATGCAAAATACCACAACCTTCTTTTTGAAGACAGTCCAATTACAGATTTTTTAATTCATGAATCTGACAAAGTTTACAGCGAAGAAGAAAAGGTTAAATTCATAGATAAGTTTAATACAATATTAAGTAACCCTTGGAAAGATATAGACTTTTCTAACAAAGACAGTTTTGTTCTTTGTGATAAAGTTGGCTTAGGATACGAAATATTGTACAAAAATGCAGGAGTAATAGATCAGCCATGGACATTCTTAGATGTTGCCAAAGAATTTAGCACTATAGAAAAAACAGAAAACAATGTAGTGATTCATATAAGAAGAGGCAATGTTCTTCCAGAAAATCCAAGATGGGTAGAAGAATCTGTTTATGTAGACATGTTGCAACGACTTCCAGACTTTTTAAAAAAACTAAATATTGTTCCAGACAGAGTAATAATTTTAACAGATGCTCCAGATTCAAACAAAAAGTTTAAGCCTATAAATCAAAATCAATTAGATAAATGGAGACAACCTCATTTACACAAAGACGAAAACGATTCTTTTGACACAATGTCTATAAACTTTAAATTACTTAGGGATGCATATCCAGGTATTGAAATTTTAAATAATCTAGATACCTATACAGCATTTACTATGATGGTAATGGCAAAAGTTTTAATAACTGGTAGATCTGCCTTCAGCGAATCTGCGGGTCTACTATCAAAAAACACTGTTTTGTCAGTTAATAACTATCGCAGTTTTTTTGAAAGTATGCAATAAAATACCCCCAAGGATTTCTCCAAGGGGGCATTATTTTTATTTATTATTTAGGAAATTTAGCCATCCAGGTTTTAGTTCTTGGAGTGATGCCCTTCCATGAGGACCAGTCTTCTCCACCATTTGTCATATAATATGCAATCTCTGCATTTTTGACGGGATTAAATAGTTCAGCATTTGACTCAAGATCAAACTTAGTTCTACGATCAGGACCAAGGTTGTCAATCATATTGATTTGGAACATACCATAAGACGAGTCCCCAGTCTTGTGATTGCCATTAAAAGCCAATGGTCGCCCATTAGACTCCTTTTTAGCCACTGCCCAAGCAACTACAAGGTCTTTACCCTTGAAGCCTACTAAGGACAGGAGTTCCTTTAGTTCTAAATCAGTTAGAGAAGTCTTATTCTCAAAACTCTCTAGTTTTTTTTCCTTAGAAACCAAAAAAACCTCTTTCGAGGCGGTATCTATTGTCTGAGCCTGTTCAAGGCTAAGATTGTTCTTCGTATCAAGACCTGAATCAGCATTGGCTCCGTTCGACAAAACAGTTACTAATGCTACGATACTGAGTGTGCTAATGATCTCTTTGTTTCTTTCGATAAATTTAATCATAGTTTCCTCCTTAGAAAACAATAACACCCTGGTAGGTGTCTATACCAAGTATAACATGATTTTGGGCCAAAAGTCAAATTTGGGTGTATAATTATTTTATTATGACTACATATGATTTTTCTACTGCTGGAATTCAATATCCCCTGGAAACATCACCAGTAAACGTACACGGAGACTTCAAGAAATTAGCAGAATCCCTTGATGCAATTCTACCAGCATATGGAGTATCATATTTTCAGATTAATGTAAAAAATAATAGCGGGGCTGCAATAAATGCTGGAGTACCAGTATATGCAACAGGGTATTCAACAAAAACCACAATAGCAAAAGCACTTCCATCTACATCATCTCCAATACTTGGACTATTAAAAAACAATACGGGAAATGGTTCTGATGGAGTAGTTGTTGTTGCTGGAGTTATGGAAGGGTTAAATACTTCAAGTTTCGTTGCAGGAGAGGTTTTATATGTTGGAGAGTCTGGAGGCCTAACAAATGTTAGACCAGCAGGAGGATCTGCAGCAGTTGGTATTTGTGCATATGCAAACAATACAAACGGAATCGTAATAGTAGAGGCAAAAGGCAACGGTACCTGGGGATCACTCAGAGACGGTTTGTCGTGATATAATAAACAAATGGCAACTCTAAGAGGATCTCAAACATCATACGACATAGGAAATAAACCTCCTACAGTTATTTGGACTGTGGTTCGTGGAGATACATCTGGGTTTAAGGTTTATGTAACTGATGATGCTAAAGAGCCTTTGGTTTTAAAAGGCGAGGGATCTGAGTGGGACATTGCTATGAAAATTAAAAGACCAACCCTTGCAAAAGATAAAGGCATTATTACAGATGCAGCAACCCTGGTTTTAAATTTATATCCAGTTGCAGACGAAGATGACCTTGTTGGAGAATTTACAGTTTGGCTTACAGCAGAAGAGTCAGTACAACTTGAAACAGGAGACATCTTTGATATTCAAGTATCAGATCCAACAAGAGTTTGGACGGTTGCCCAGGGTAGCCTAAAAATACTTGAAGATGTAACAGATTAATGGCCACAGCATTAATACTTGATGAATTAAAAAACAAAACAGAGCGAATCTTTTTAGTAGATTATGCAGAAGTTAAAGTAGAAGACTTCACAAGAAAAACAGTTATAACTGAGGTATTGCCGTTTAGAGTTAAATTTAGTGCAATACAGATTCAGGCTATTGGTTTAGGTAACACCCCAGCAATTCCTCTACAGGTTATTGGGTACAGCAACTATATTCTTTAATTAGATTAATTAAAAGGGTGATATAATCTCTATATGGCTAAAATATCAATTTCAAATGTAAAGAGTCTATTTCAAACAGGTGATAGACCTACTCAAGAAAATTATGTAGATCTAATTGATACCCTTTCTGCTCAGGCAACAGACCTGGGATCAGCGGGTAACAATGAAAACACAATCACTGGTATTGAGAACTTAACTGTTATTGATAGTTTTGATGCTACGGTTTGGCGTATGGTGAAGTATATTGTTTCAATATCAAAAACTTCAGCAGGTGACAACAAGTTCTACGCAACTGAAATGACAATTCTTGTTGACGGTACAGATGTATCAGTCAGCGAGTATGGAACAATCGACAATGATGGGAATATTGGCACCATTAATGTCTCTCGCACTGGAAATACCGTGGCTTTAACAGTCACTCCAGACCCTGCGATCAGGCCAGTCACTGTACGTTACGCACGTATGGGACTTAAGGCATAACTAAGGAGATATAAAAATGGCAACAA